GAAGAGAGCTAACGAACCAAGAAAAGCAGTAAGAAAATGGTGGTTAAATTGCTATACCTTTGCCGCCAGCGGGTTTAGCGTCCAGACCCTACGCCATCTTCCGCCCTCTTCGCGGTCGAAATAAATTTCCGTATCGCTCCATCCAAGAGAGGAAGTTCCAAAATCTCCAACCAACTGTACGGCGTATCCGAAGCTGCCGGATGTGAAAATGACAGACGAAACGTGGACATCCAGATTCAGCTCGCTATTTAACTACTGGCTCATTCCACTTTTCATTGTTGTAACTCATACAAATCGAGCGGATGCCTTCATTTTGATAACACAAAAAGATAGCTATTCCGTATTGGTTCAATAGTTTGGCCAAAAAAACAGCATGAGAACCGCCATAGAAAGGATGGAAGCCAGAAGAAAATGGTAAACGTAGCATTGAGTAACTGCCAGTTTTCAGTAATCTAATTTCTGATGTAAGTATATTTTTTACGTCATCCAAAGTAGCTGCAGCATTAGTGTTTTTCATGGGTTTCATGTCGCTATTTAACTGAGTAATGGACTGTTCCGTTTTTGAGAGTCTATCCCCCAGTGCTTTGCCCTGCATCGCGTCCAACACATTCCCCGGAACAGTGGAAAGTAAATTATTAATAATCTGTTTTTTTGAGACGTACGTTTTGAGTTCATTTGACATTTTATCGGATAAATCATTGAGCATCTTCTCAAGCACTTTCCCCTGTAAGGCATCGAGAGCTTTAATTCCTGACTGCTCCTGGGTTAAATCATTCTGCAAATCTGCTTTTGTCAGGGCAGTGCTACCTATCCCTGGCTTAAGCTGGTCAATCAGCTTCTGCAATTCTGCAATCTTAGCCTTAGCTTCCTGTACCACCTGATCGACTTCCGTTAGATAATTTCCACTATCAATGGCCGTCCCGCCCTGAACGGCACGGCATTTAAATGAAAACAGGCAACTTGACAACCTACCGTCTGCCCATTTTAAGGATACCGTTGCCGTTATCCTGCCCGGAGCCTGTAGTTCGTTGCCTTTAAACGTATAACTATATTCACCATCTCCACCCACAAGCTCTCCTGTCACCAGGTATCCATTCGGCGTCGAAAATGATATTGTGGCCGACTGTGCTCCTGTGATGGGAACATCATCATCCCTACAGGATAGCCGGAGCATAGCTTTCCCGTAGTCCCCCTGGGAAAAGACGATATCTGTCTGGAGGATTTCAGATCTCTTAAAATTTAAAATCAAATTGTATTCCATCTATACCACCTTTCCGAGAATCACATGGGTTCCGCTTACTACCGCCACCAGAACATAATCTCCCTGCGCCGGTGTGTAGGACGCGAGATATTTATAGGGTTTTCCCGACTGCTTCAGCTCGCCGTTAAAAGTTATGTAGGGGCGCCCGTTCGTTACTGCAGTAACCTTGGCCATACGGTAAGAGGCTTTTTTATCCCCTACTGCTTCCTCCATCCCCTCATATTTTTCCAGTCCTGATTGATACATCATATAAATGTCACCTTCCTCAGATTATGATTCATTATTCCGCCGGCAGTCAGCTCCATGCTCCATGATTCCTCGATGTATTTTGATCCAATGTCCATCTTGTCGTGGCGGACGTACAGACAGTTTTTATAGCCATGATGCGGCATTAGGGCAGTAGGGAGCGTCACGATATCATTAATCTGGCTTTTTTCGATAGCTACGCGTCTTGTGTAGGCATCCAGTGTGTTCTGGTCTGCGATATCGTCCACGGACTCTACATCTACAATCTTTCGCCCTCTGCGAACTGTGCTGATGGGACTCTCTGCATTCTCGTTTGTATAAATGCTCCGAAGGGGTTCGCCGTCTGGATTGTCTACGTACCGCACTATCACATTCGGCACGTTATACAAATCGTTGGTCTGCGTGGAGCCATCTGCTATCACACTGCTTTTGTCTGTGATATACGACTCCTCAGCACTTCGGCCAATCGCCTCGATATATGGGGCACTGACTGCGATGCCGGCGGAGTCAAAATGCAGCGGAGTGTAGTTAATTGCGTAAAGCAAATCGTTTACAATCTTCAATTTTTCCGATCCGATATCATATTCCAGGCCAGTACTGCAGGTAAATGGAGAGGACGGGATATTGACCACCTTGATTCCTGCAGATGCAATCACGCTCCGGATTTGGTTGATGTAGTTGCTTCCCGGAGGAATATAGAGCCGGTCTGTGATTTTATCCTCTTTCAGGATAATTCCTTTGTCGTAACACTCCACCTGACTGTGGATTTTCCCGTATTTGGCTGATTGCTTGGGGGTAGTCATAATATAGACTCCCAGCGGCCATTTAAGCCATCCAGTCGGCGTCAGGAGCTTAAAGTACGGGGCGATTCTCATGTCTGTAGTGTAGTAATTCCCCTGAATCTCTTCCTTTAACACTTCAAACGAAGCCGTTCCCATGACTTCCTGTCCGGAATTAAAAGAGACAGATCCGGAGGCTTTCGACAACCACCGGATCAACTTTTCATCCTGATTCAGGAGTGCATAATCAAAGGAGATCGTCCGGTGATCCTTGAGCATGGCAAGCACCTGAGCGTTACTGTATCCTCCCTGCGCGAGATTACGCATAATCAACCGCCTCCTTAAAATCGATCCTGCGACCTGTAATGTTGACATAGTAGCCGTCCAAAAGCTTGTCCCTCGTTGCACCATGTTCTGAAACACTGCAGATCCGGACAAAATCAGCGCATCGAATGCAGACAGGCTGGTTCTGTCCCATGATCCCCTCCAGTTTTTGGTAATCTTTCTGATTCAGAAAAAATTCCAGACTGACACTGGCATCCCGGAACCCGCTGGCCTCCCTTACTGGATATTCTCGGCCAATATAATGGGACAAGGATACGTCCAGTTCCTCTGACAGCTCATCGTTGATATATTCCTCAGCTCCAAGGTATGCTGTCACCTTCTGGCTGCCAGAAATCCCTGAAATAATGTATCCTGGATAACAAATGGAAATATCCTTGGGCGCAGAATCGCTGTATCCTCCGGAATAGGCTCTCACAAAATAGCTGTACCGTTTTCCACTGGATACACGGTAATCATCGTACCGTTTAGCTGCCGTTCTGGCAATTGGAATATACTCCCCTTCATTCTCCGCTCGGAAAATAAAGTACTCCGAATCTGGTCCCGAATAGATAAGCTCCACATAATCTCCCTGGCCGTAAATTTGCAGCTGAGGCTTTGCTGGTGCCGATGCGCCAATATTAAATGTCTTTGCAATCTTCCCAGACCAGATACCGTAAATATTGGATATTTCCAGCGTCACAGTATAGGCCCCGTTTGATAGCATAATGTTAGGCTTCCAGGTATCGCTGATGCCGGCTGCAATTTCTCCGCTAGATATCAGTACCTTACCGCCCTGTAGGATTTCCAAACGCGCGGACGCTTCCTCGCTTTTATTAGCTGTCCAGGCTATCTCTGTGATAGCATCGTTTTTTATACTGGCAATGGAAGGATTTCCAGGTTTTCCGACAACAAAAAACTGGGCTGTTGCGTAGTCGGAGGCGAGGCCTTTAGTATTAAACGTCCTTACTCGCCATTCCACGATGCCATTCTGGAAGTTTGAGGCATTGATATCATAGTACTGCTGAGCCGTGGACTGGGTCGCTGTATGCCAGGATGACTCAGACTGCATTTTCCAACCCAGTTCAAACTTGGACTGGGCGCTGCCCCCGCTGGTATTGTGGCGCCACTGAAAGCGCACCGTTCCGGCATTTTCAAGCACTTCACCGTCCGGATAAATGATCGTCGGAATAAACGGAGTGGCATCCTGATAGTCAATGATGATCTCCGGCGGGTGTGTGTTCCGGCTGGTTTCAATGATTGTAAAAGTGGGCTTATTAGTTGTAATGCCCAGGGTAAAATTCTGCTTGCCAATATTTCCGAGAATCAGATTGGCAATATCAAGCTCAATCCACTCGTCATAGCTACTGGATCCCCTTGTAAAAGTAAAGCTGCCTTCGGCATCCAGGATTTTCCGATCCATGACCGGAATCCAATCGTTATAAGTAAGACCACTAAATTTCTGATTCTGCTCGTAAAGAGCTGCTGTTACTTTAGCGCCAGAAATGGATTCGCTTACATACAATCTGAGCTTTGCGGAGTTTAATACAATGTCATCTAATTTGGGGATATTGTACTGCTGCACTCCGATCCGGTAGGTTTTTCCAAGGCTTGCAAATGCGGCATTTTCATAGGTTGTTGTTTTGTGAGCATCGCTGACATAGGTATCATATACAAGTGTTGCTTTTGCAGTAGCCATTAAATCCTCACCCTCCCTGCTCGAAATGCGATTCGTTCCTCTTCCGCCAGCCTTACAAGGCGAGTAAAATCTTCCACCTTATCCGCCTGGATATTAAATATATAGGTGTTGCCTGTTTTGCCTCCTACTGCTTTTACAGATTCGCGATGAGATGCAATTCGGCTGCCTCGCGGAAGTGTCACAAGCTCCGGTCCTTCCTCTCCTACCCAGGTCTGACCTCCCTCAAAGTAATCTGTTCCGCGTGCATTGTACTTAGGTCTGACATTGGCAGCATTTTGGGCCGCTTTGGAAGCTGAGCCTAATGCTTTGTCTAACGCTGATGCACTGCCCACTATTACAGCGATGGCCGCAGCTATTGCAAGCAAGATACCTAAAAGTGGACCCATTCCAGCTGCTGCAATTCCTCCGCTGGTTCCGAGCGCCGTATTGGCCGCCGAACATAACGCAGCTGCCGCCTGATAGGTTATGACTGCCTTTGTAACTGTACCAAACACTGCAGTTAGACCGAGAAAAACTGCAATCCCTTCAATAACCGGCGCAGGAATTGCGTTTAAAATGTCCACAAAAAATTCCAGAATAGGGAGCAATGCCGTTCCGAGGTTTAATTTAACCGCTTCCATTTTTGCTCCAAACCGCTCCATTTCATATGCCGCATCACTGGCACTCGTCAGGAGGCTGTTGTGCAGTACATACCCTGTGTCAAAAGCTGCTCCGTACAGCTCAACCAGTTCCTCTTTGGTCATATTGAGCAGAGGTACTATTTTTTCTCCTGTCGTTGACAGTAAATCAGACGCTATCGCATTTCTGGTAGTTACATCTTCCATTGCCTGCAAATGGAAGATAAGCTCTGTAAAAAGTTCATTTTGGCTTTTCAGATTACCACTCTGGTCTTTGACAGACATGCCAAGAATTCGGAATGTTTTTTCCGCATCGTTTCCGCCTTCTGCGGCATCTTTGGCTTTTTCTGCCAATGCTGCCAGATCTCCGGATGCGCTCTCCGCATTATGGCCAACACTTTTTAAGACGTAGTCCCAGGCCTGATATTGATTGGTTGTCATGCCCATCGTCTGAGACACATTAACCACCTCTTTTGCATGGCTTACAGTCTGACTTGTCAGTGCTCCCATTGTTGTGATCAATGTGCCCACTGTTAATACAGCCTTGCCCATGTCCTCGTTGAGTCCGTCAAAATAGGAAGCTAACGTCTCTATAAGCGGAGATGTTTCCACCCCAATCGCGGATGCGACATCTCTTATCGTATCCCCGAAACTTCGGCTGGTCTCTTCCACCTCTTCAGCCGACTCATCCATTTTATCTAGCTGCTTTGTGGTATCCCTCAATTCGTTTTCGTATCTCTGGAGGGTTGTTCGGGAATTGAGAAGTGCTTTATCAAGCCGATCAACCTCTTTTCCGGTGCCATTATATTTTGTCATGGCCTTATCATAGGCTTCCGCCTGCTGAGCTACAATTTTCTTCTGCAGTTCGATTTTTTGAGATAATCCTTCCTGCTTAATTCTCAGCTGGTCTGCGTTATCTCCGAATGCTTTTGCCTGTTCAGATGCTAGCTTCATTTCTGCATCCAACAGCCCCATTTTTCGGTTACATTCAGTGATTCCTCCGGAAAACTCTGAATAATCAAGACCAAGCACGATTGTTTTTTTATACTGATTACCCATTTTCCCACCCTTCAATCTCTCGCATGGAATGGATTTCTTCCACTTCTTCCGCGGTAATCTCTTCTTCGCCACGATAGATGGTTATCATTTTTATCACTTTTTTCAGAGGGCTGTTAAAAAAATTCCGCTCAGAAAGCCTAAGCTTGACACAGTACAGGTAATACAGCATGTCAAAATCAATCTCCAGCTGTTCTTTTTTTACTGGCCAGCTTTCGCCCCCAGCACCTGAGCGATTGCTTTTTTTAACAGTTCCTCATTTTCTTTTTTATCAAATCCATTGACAGAACGTGTATAGGAATCAACAATTTCTTCCATGTCAGCCGGGCGCATAGTAAGAACCATAGCAGACGCTTCCTCTTTCGTGATATCCGGATGATTAACCATCAGACCAGAATACAGGACGAGGGCCGAAAAATGCTCATATGATAAATTCTGGTCTTTACATTCTTGTAACGCTTCCTGCATATATCCCACTGCACGCATATTAAACGTCGCAAGATATGTCTTGTCCTTGAACAGGATTTCGACTTCATCCGCTTCCTGGACGCAAATTTTTTTCCTCATAACTCCTCCTTACGCACCGGTCGGAACCTTGGACGGGCCTGTAGTAAACCATTTTGAAATCTGCTGTTCAGTCAGGTCTGCATTGGCAGTATCTCCGAAGAACCGCAGCATTCCGTCAGATGTACGTGGAATGAAATTGATCGTAATGCTGTCTGTCGAAAAATTGATGTTGTCCGTTGACTGCTGCACATTGCTGTTGTAAGGCTGTGCCCTCCCTTTTAATAACCAGATCAACTCCTTGCACCCATTTGTCTCCGGAACCTCGTAACCCAGAGCGATGTACGGAGCCTCATCTCCGGCTGTTTCTGCCAAAACGCCATTTTCAAATTTGTTTCCCAGAATTTCTGCCCTGTCTTCAATTGGCACTTTGTTCACATCCAGCGCAACAGCAAGGCCTGTCATTTTCGCAATGTTCTCTTCCTGCGCCCCGTCCCCATAAAGAACGCCAGACGCAAGGGATGCAGTAACCTGGATCTGCATTGCTGGGCTAAGCGGTTTTACTTCGCCGTATGTGGTGCTTCCTGCCTCATCTGTGAGCAATTTACAATATGCAAGATTTTTAATATTGATCCTGTTCGCTTTTTTTGATTTCTGTCCAGCCATTGTTACTCCTTTCCTATCACGGAAAATGTCAGCATGGCCCGCCACATTTTCCCGTTTGTATCATATAAATAGGACAGTTCCGGAATCGATACGCCATCATAGAGTGTAAGTGCCTCTTTTAACTCTCTGGCTCTTGCCCTGACTCTATTCCTGTCCCTGTCCCATAAATCAATCTGATAGTCACTGATTTCTTCTGTCTGCCTACCGTCCCCTTCAAGGCCAGATCGGTCTAAGACCGGATACCAAGTGGCACAAGGAGGCAGAATCGGTTCAAACAATTCGATGACCGGGATTTGCAATGCTGCTTTAATTGTTTCTTTGATATCAATCATCTACAAGCTCCTTAATCATTGCGTCTATCATCCTGTCCACATCTCCAGCTGATGCACTGACAGCGCGCTGCATAAAATGATCTCCTTGCACAAATGTAGTCCCATCTCTCGCGATGTGCCCATCACTGACAGGCCCCCACTTGAAACCGGTCATTTTCCCGCCTCGGACGCTGACATAATAATTTCCGGTTTTATCCTTTCTGACCGAACTTTTCACATCACTTTTCATATGGGCGTACGGCTTGCTGCCGTCATAATTTGATGGCTGCACATTTTTTGCCCTTTGTTCTATGTCAGACACACGCATAGATTTGATGACATTTTTCTTGATCGAGTTCCCTATTTTTCTCAAGACAACCTTTTCTTTTTCCTGAAGCGCTTCTGGTAATCTCTGGATGGATTTGTTAATAGAGGCAATGCCATCCTCATAGTCAATTTTTATATCCATACCATCACCCCACTGTCAGCTCCAGGGAACTCTCATTCGTCTGATAGTCCCGAAGTATATTGTACTCCGCGCCTTTATAAATCACCTTGTTGGCATATTCTCCCTGCTCCGTCAGGGATTCCCAGTCCATTGGGTCAATCTCCAGCACAAACTTAGGTTTTAAACCAACTGCATAGGCAGCATAGTATTCAGACCTTCCGGCAGATTTACGAGAGCAGAATACCTGCAGCTCTTTCTTTTTTATTTCCGCCTCAGCAGCATAATTTAGAACCAGAATGCAGATGTCATTTCTCACACTTTCACCGCCTTATATTCCTCCGCCAGCGACATGGCAATTTTAAGACCTGTATAGGCTTCTTTATACCGTTCGGCCTCTCCGTTATAATTTTCTTGCCACCTGAGGTACATCCGGAGTGCTGACTTGGCCAGCGGATCATCGGCCGGAATCCGGCCTACACCGCAAAGGTCAAGATCCATGAGAAAAGAGGCTTTTAAAGATTCCAGTTCAGGGTCAATAGAGCTATGGTTGATTCTGAGCATCAGCCGCATTTCTTCGTTCGGTACATTCAGGCTGAGCATATGCCTCTCTCCTTTCTCCAGCTACTACGCGTTTTTCTTTGTAATGGTAACAAGGGACTGAAGATTGATAGCCTTTCCGTCTGCAATCATGACAGCTTTTGCGATCTGATCCTCAGTGTCGTCATCCTCATACTGCTTTACGCGCATTGCGTAGTTTGTGTTAAACATATAGTCCTCCCAATCAAACAGGAAGGCTACCACGGTCGGAGCGCTAAGGGTAGCGCCAAGACTTGTCATGTGCTCATTGATCACTACGCGTCTGCCGAGCAGATATCTCTCTGGAGCGCTGCCGAGGCCATAGTTGATACGCGCAATCGGCTGGCCGTCTGCATCCACCATTCCCATAAACTTCATAAATGTCTTTTTGGTCATGTTCCAGACAGCGTTTGTCTCATAGGCCGCCGGAAGTGCTCCCTCGACATCTACCAGAGTCTGATAAGTCGGTTCTTTCGCTGCCGCAATATCAATGTTCTGACCGTCCGGTGCTGTCTCTTTTAACACGCCCTTTGGCTGGCCGGAGCCTGTTCCGTTAAAGAATGCCTCTTCCTGCGCCCATACCATAGCCCTGGACACGCTGTCCACAAAGAAAGTCTCGAATACATCCAGCGTCATAGTGGCAGCTTCCAGGGTCATGGATACTGCGCAGCGAAGCTTATAGCCCTTAATGTCAATCTGGCCAAGGGTAAGTTTCTGCTTATCGGACGTTCCGCCTTCTGCTACCCAGGTAGCCACCGCCTTGACGCTGCTGGTTGGCACAGTAACACCAGCCGGGAACGCTGTGTGAGTAACCAACGGAAGGATATTTCCAAGCAGCTGCATCTTTTCGACGATTCTGTTCACAATTGTAGAGGAGATGACGGCTGCCACATCGGTTGTTTTAGTTGGACCGGCCGCATTTTTAAATTTATCCGGAAGTGGCGTGCCATTTACCATCAAATTCATAAATGCAGTTCTGTATTCAACTGTATCGTACAGGTCCACCGGCTCTGCTGCTCCAGTCATCTCTCCAGCTCCAATTCCGGCCACTGGAGCCGGAACCTGAGACATCGCTTTCAGATTGGCTGCTGCCTTTGACTCGTTTTCAAATTGCTCATCCAGCGCAGTGATGGCCTGCATCTTCTCGTTAGCCTCGTCCAGGCTACCAGCCTCAATTAATTTCTCTGCCTCTCCATAAAGAGACTGTCTTTTCTCTAAATATTCCGTTCTGTTCATTCCTTTTCTCCTCTCAGATTTAAAAGTTTTAATTTCATGGCTGCTTTATTTTTCTGCATTAAAATATCCGGCCCTGAAGGAGTCGGATTCTTAATGAGATTTTTAATTTTTTTAAGTGTTTCCTCCGGAAGGAACCCGAACCCATTCCGAAGCTCCGGTGCCTGCTCCGCGAACATAACCTTGTCGACAAAACCATATTCTACTGCCTGAGCCGCGGCCATATAGGTTTCCCGGTCCATCAGGCCCTGTAGCTCTTCCTGCGTCATACCGGTTTTGGCCACATAGGCATTAATGATAGACTCATTGGCCGCCTTCAGTGCTTCGGCCGTATACTCCATATCCCTGTAATCTCCAGAAGACCAGGTTTTGACATTGTGAATCATAAACATGCCGGTCGGACTGATCTCAGACTCTCCCGCCTGAGCGATGACAGATGCAGCGCTGGCTGCAATCCCTAAAATCTTGATCTTTACTTTCCCAGAATAGGCCCGGAGAAGTGTATAGATTTCAGATCCGGCAAATACATCACCGCCAGGGGAATTGATGTGAATCTCCACATCCTCTCCACCAGCATCTCGCAGCGCATCGGAAATCTTTTTGGGACTGGTTGCTTCCATTTTCAGCCAGTCATAAATCCACTGATTATTGCTGTTGATGATCTCTCCCTTGATATCAATCACTCTCACTTGTTCCACCTCCTTTCAATTTCTCCAGAATTTTTTCTTTGGTTTCTGCAATATTCTCCAGTGTCATGCTATTTAATAATGCTTTCACTCCATCTACTGTCTGAGTGTCGAGTCTTCGAAGCGGTTTATCTCCGTCCTTAACCGGCGACAGGTTAAATGTATCTCTCCACTCGTTCGGAGTCAGAGCACCTCGATCCACCATCGCCTGCAGGGCAAGCTTAGTGCTCAGGCTGGCGCATTGCAAATTGGCCGCGTCAAAATAAATCCAGTTCCCAAACCCGCGCTCTTTTCGTGTAAAAAGCTTCCTGGTAAATTCCTCCGCCAGCTGGATAGCAACCGGCTCAATGACAATCTCAAAATAGCTGTTCCACTCATCCTCTGTGTAGGAAGACGATACAATCTTTTCATTCGTGTTAAAAAACGAATAGATTCTTTTCTCTGTGGAGGACATCTGCAGGGCATTCGGGACATAGTCTTTTGGCTCGATCCGGATCGCGTCTGCCTTTGCATCCACGCCGGCGGCTCCAAACGTACTGCTGGAAACACTCAGATAATTATCCACAAACTCCTGCACATTTTTCTTCAAATCCTCCGCCCGCATCGGGGTGGAATATTTCAGCAGCCAGCGTATTACCCCGCTGTTTCGGATAGCTTTAACGATTCCCTGGTCTGTGGTATTGACAATCTCCATCAGTTGCGACAGGGCCGGCGCTGGAGAAGTTCCAAAAATGTCGTTCTCGTTAAAATCGTTCCGGATGTGGATGATTTCCTCATATGGGAAGGTGCTTACCTTTCCATTTCGGAATGTAAATTTCAGATACAGCCTTTCACCTATGTAAACGCTTTCCGCCAATACGGCAGGGATTGGATACAGCTGCTGAGGCAGTCCGTTCTCGTCCCGCACGATAAGAAGAAACGCGTTGTTATTAAGCGCCAGCTGCGTTGCCAGTTTTTCCAGAAGCGCATGTCCTCCCATATACGGGTTAGGCTCCTCCAGAAGAAACCGGATATAGGGCTCTGGATTGACATCTACTTTTCCATTAAAACGCCTCACATGCTTAGCCGTGAGCTTTCCGATTGCCTTTGCGTACGGCCGGATGCAGGCCCGGACGATGTCGCTGTCATAGATATTCCCATTCCATGCAGCATACACATTTCCTGTGTCGGTGATCATGGAAAAGGCCGTTCTGGATCCGACATTCAAAAATGCTTTCATTCGTTCAACTATTTTCACTCGTTCACCTCCCTTCTTAGATAAGGCTCTGAAGTTCGTCCATCTTGTCTTGCAAAACCTTATAGGCGTCAATCAGCGCCAGGGTTCCATCAATTCGGTCTCTGGAATCCAATCCCTTAATGGGCTGAATGTTTCCATTAACATCTGTTTTTACGTTCGTATTAAAAAAGCACCACTTATCAATTGGGTGATCTCCGTATATGACTTTTTTCGCCTGCAGGTCGGCTTTCAGATCCTTCATGGGCTGGCTGAGGGTTATCACTCCCTGGCGTACCGGAATCATGGATTTTTCTCCAAACTCCATCTGGAATTCCCGGAGAAGGGAATCATCAATATGCCACGGGTCATATCCGATATACAGAATATAGATATCTTCCTGATCCCTTAATTCGCAGAACCAGTCAAGCATCACTCTCTTATCCACCTTATTTCCTTCCACAGTCCGTAAAAGGCCCTGGTCTTTCCACAGCTGATAAGGAACACTATCTCGGCCTTTTCTGTCGCCGGAAAGCTCCTCTTTATCAAGCACCGCCTGCGGAATCCAGTACATCTGCCGGACGTAAATCTTCGGATCGTCTCTTCTCATGCAGAGGCATTTCGCAGCGTTCAAATCCACGGAATCCGCAGCATCCATCCCACCGATGCCGTACCGGAATCCGGTTCCCACCTCTTCCGTATTTTCAAAATCCTCGTACCGGAGCCAGGCAGCTGCGGAGGTCTGCTTCATGTTAAAATCTTTTACCAGAACAGTCGGCTTAAAGGTATCATCATCCTTTGCCTTCTGAACCATCTGGCGCAGGTAGTCCATTGATTTTATAGTGCCAAGTCCAGGATTTGCCTTGATCCAGCATTCTTCTTTGTCCCATTCCTCGATGCTGTCCAGTTCATAGATAAATGGCAGGAAGCGCATATTTTTCGCTTTTCCCGATAAAATATCGGCAGCGTATTTATACTGAGCGTCAAAAATGCCTTCTCGCACAAATCCGTTGGTTGTAATACAAAAAAGGAGCGGCTGTGCACGCGCTCCCATCGACTGCTTTACCAAGTCGTAGATATCTCTGTTTTTGATAGCACCCAACTCATCAATGACGCCACAGTGGGTATCCAGTCCGTCAAGGCTGTTTGCATTGCTGGCCAGAGCCTTAACAAATCCCATGTTGAGGTCACAGTAAAGATCTGCGGCTCTCTTCCGGATATGCTTTTTGAGCAGTGGAGACTGCCGCCTCATTTTATCTGCAGCGTTGAAGCCAAGCTTTGCCTGGTCTAACATGGTGGCCACGTTGTAAATCTGCGGAGCACCTTCTCCATCATTAATCAGCATGTCCAGCTCTGTGGCGGCCGTCTCTGTGGTTTTTCCATTTTTTCTGCCCTCAATAATCAGCGTTTCGTTGTATTGTCTCAGGTTATTGTCATCGACAAACCCAAAAATCGCCTGGAATCTGGCTTTCTGAAAAAGCTGCAGTCTGAGCGGTACGCCGAGCTTTCCAGTGGGCTGCTTGCAAAACCGCTCTATAAATTCAATATGGCGATTTGCGATATTCTCGTCAAAATGAAATTCCCCTGGATTTATAAACTGCTCCATTAGGATATCTGAGATCCGTTTCATTTTTTCGCAGGCTGCTATTTTCCCATCCAGAATCCCGCCAAAATATTTTTCTAATTCCGTCAACCTTTACCACCGCCCAGGAACTCCAGAAGCTCATCTGATTCCCGATTTTCTTCCGGAAGGAGATCCGTGAGCTGTTTAATGATTTTCTGGTAGGAAGTATTCATAGTGTTGTAAAGGTCTGCAACCGGACGTTTCCGCTCATAGGGTTTCTGCCGGTCGCCCTGGCGAAACATTTCCACAAAACCGTCCTGGTCTAAGTCTGCCTCAAAGTCTTCCAGGGAAGCGCGCATAAAAGCAGCCCTTTTAATGAGGCCTTCCACGGTTTTCTTTTTATTATCTGGTACGTTGACAAAAATCTGATTAAGTCTCCGTTCCTCTTTTTTGATCCGCTTGCTTTTTTCCAAATCATCTCATCTCCTTCCAGAACCCCTCAAAAGGGAGGGGGTACTCAAACATCTCATCCGTAGAATTTGACCTAGGGGGCACGGTGAAAAAAATCCCCTCCTATTCTTCAAAATAGGGGGGGATTGTCACTTTTATCTTTTGATTTTCGGAATCGGACATCCGTTTGCATCAAACTGATACCGCTTCTCTTCTTTCGGTCCACGGTCAAGAAAGTGTCCCTCTTCCCGGTCGTGACAGAACTTGCACGCGTACTCCAGAAGATCGTGATTGAGAGCTATCATTGGGTCGTTAATATTGTCTGGAGTCAAGAGTATCTTGTGGTGGACGTAGTAGCCCAACCTCTCATGACATATCTCACACAGCCCTCCATCTACTGCCCGTCTCTGTTCAATGTAGCCTTCTCGACATTTACGCCAGGCACGGCTCTTATAAAATGCCTCTGCAAACTCTTTCGCCATTCTTCCTCTGCTCTACGCTTTAACTTTGCAACAAGTCTCCCATAGCCTTGTATTCGCCTGTCATTGACTTCTTTTAATCTTCGATTCTCTTTTTCGAATTGTCTATGCTTTTCAAATAAGGCTTCCAGCTTCTCAGCTCTATCCAGGCGTTCTTTGAATGTAAAATATAAAGTTATATATTTTATCATTGTCCCACTTCCTTTCCCTTGCTATTATATAAAATGCGGGAACGAATTTCGCCTACTATAAAGCACCTATATTTAGTGAATAATTCACATTGTTATCAACATATTGTGGACAACAAAAACACCCGGTACTATGACCGGGTGAAAAAATAGGAGATAAACATGTGGCTTGCAGGAGAAGGATTCGAACCCTCAACCTCCGGGTTATGGGCCCGGCGAGCTGCCGCTGCTCTACCCTGCTAACGGATCCTCCAGGAATCGAACCTGGGACACGGTGGTTAACAGCCGCCTGCTCTACCAACTGAGCTAAGAATCCTTACCGCCTGGTTTTCCAGGCGGCTATTGGGGTTAGGCTTCCATAGGAGGTACAAAAGCCTTGGCCGAATCGCCTTCGGCTTCCATTTTATTCTACTACGATATTTCCGATACTTCCGATATTTTTTTATTTTATTCCATGTTCTTTTAAATATTTATCCCTGATGTATAATCTCGGATAATCCGGGCTATTACTGTACCCAGTCTTAACAGCAATTTTTTCCCATGTCATTCCGTTTATGTAATACATCTTGAAAACATAGCGTGCCTGCCCCTCCTCAATCTGGTTAATCCATTGCTCTACTGCTCTGACCTGTTCCTTTTTCTTTTCTAACGTCTTTTTCCTTCGGTTGTATAAATCTTCATCAAATCCAACCACGCTCTGAGGTCTGCCATATCCAGTCCGATAGTCAAATACTGTACTATTTCCAATTCCAGCATCTGTTTCTTTCATTTCTTGAAGCTCTGCCTCCAGAAGCGGAATAGACTGTTTTATTTTTCTGTAATCGCTCAAAAGCTTTTTTGTAATTTTAACCACTGTTTCCTCCTGTCCTGCTGCCGGCACTGCCATCCTGCTGCCTCTTTCTCGAAGCTTTCCGCGCTGCCATCCTGTTTTTTTCCTACTGCCCGCTTTCCCGGAACTATCAGCTTCCCGTTCTGCTGCCGGTTTCCTCCAGTTCTTCCTCTGCGCTACTGGGAGTTGCCTTACTTTCCACGACCGTCACCGTCCCCTCAAACACTTTCCACACTGAGGACTGCTCAAATAGATGTGTCTCCGGCTCCTCATCCTCCCGCATCGGACGCGTCAGATACCAGAGAGAGTCATCCTTCCAAGTGATCTCCTCTAGTTTTCTTCCAGCCTCCAGCTTTAATGTCACATCCCCGCCGAAAGATTTCACGGCTATCTGACTGCTGCAGCCTGGCAGCGCACATGCAAGCAATGTTGTTACAGCAAATAGTATTATCTTACGTTTCAAATTTTCTCCTCCATTGGTGTTATCTTAATTTGTTCCAGATGCGGATACGTCCTACATCGTCTTACTGCTTCTTCCCATTCCCTGATAAATGTTTCTTTCTTTGTTTCCTCTCTATATTGGTTATAGTTTATCTGGTATCTTCCCTTATATAGGATCTCGTTTAATGCGTGGTAAGAGACGGCGAGGGATTTTCCCAGCGCTTCGCGCACTTTCTACGCAGGTGCATCGCAAAGAATCTTCTTTCCTGACTGCTTGTCTATAACATCATAAGTATATTTCATTCTTATTTTACACCTTCAAATCTGTTTCTGAAAAATTGATAGGCTATGTTTTGGTTGGCTTCTGGCACATTTGATTGATACAGTTCTGGTTCTGTATATGGCTGCCAGGCAGTCACTGTGTCATATACAACTCCAAGGTCTCTTGCTTCGTTTGGTTCCCCATCGCAGCGTATCCATTCGTTTTCTTCATCCTCATACCACCAGATTCCCTCTTCATATTTTCCCTTATATGTACCGCTGCTTTCTGGATGATATCTCCATTCCTCTTTTGGGATAAAGTCAGAGCCATAGTCTGATATCCAACTCGAATGTTTTACTGTTATCCAAACGGGCATCTCTTCCTCTGGAAGTCTCTCCTCTACTGGGATCCAGTGATATCTACGTTGCTGCCGGCGAAGCTCTCCCACATCTGCCGGACTCAGGCCCGTATTCTCATACTCCGCCAGTCTCATAACCAGCTCCTCTTTCTTGTTTGGGCTCCAATAGCCTTCTTTAATTCCATTGCTTCTTTTATGCGTTAATCGTTCCATATGATTCTCCCTTCCCTGCTGCCCCATTCGGCCACAATCTCACAGGCAGATGTCCCACAAGTAATATTCTGGCCGTTCCAGCTGCAGGAGTCACAATCTTTAAACTCCTTTGTATGTTTCGCCATATCCCAGCACTCAAAAAAATCAATCTCCATCTCTGGTGTCACTTCTATGGTCAGCTGGGCTTTTTCACATACCTGAATACACAGTTTCTCCATGGGTGCCTCCTGTTCCGGCTATGCCAGTTTCATTAATTCAGCAAATCACCTTCAACTTCAAAATAGACGTATCGGTTATTCTGCCGCACTGGTTTATTGATATCCACATACCTTTCCAGTAATTTAGCGCATATTCGTAACTCCCGAACTTTAACCTTAAACCTTGTCCACGTCTTCCCATTGCGCTCAAAAATGCTGATCTCCATCGTCCTTAAACACCTCTCCTAACTTTCTGCGTTTTCCGACACTCGCTTGTTCCATGCTGCAATGGCTTCTTCTTTTGTATCGAACACTTTTGACTCAGAAACACATTCCTGACATATGATCCAAAAAGCTGTATATCCAACAATGCGTGCTTTTCCACCGCAGAACGGACATCTTTTAAGTTTTTCGCTCATTCATCTTCCTCCAGTCGTTATTTCACCTCTGCACTACTTTCAAAAACTCCACCAGCTCCGTCTCGCTGTCTGGATGTTTGGTATACCTTTCATGTCTGTTCCATTTTGGACAGCCATAGCTGGAATGCTTCGGCGGTTCCGGTCCGCCTATCAGATGCAAATAGTAGGCAGTAAAATCTCTTTTTCCTGCTGCCGGATATTCCTCTGCAATCAGCCTTGCTCCATTGTCGAACTCATACTTATAATAGCGGACTCCAATATGCTCATCTTCGTACCACAGCCCCCAGGACTGGTAATTTCTCAGCCATTCCTTCCTCTGGTCATTATTCTTCATCGGTGGCAGCTCTGGTTGCTCCTCTGGTTCTGCTTCTTCCTGCCGTTCCTGCTCCACCAGAAGCTGCAGCGCCTGCAAAATAATACGGGTGTTTTCCACGGCTGGAGGCTGTTCCTCTTCTGGTGTATCCTCAAATGCTGCCTGCAAAGCTTCCCATTCGCCTTTATACTCTTCCAGGAGTGTTTTGGCGGTTGGTTTACAAATGATTTCAGCTTCTGCATCTGGTTCTTTCGTCTCTTGGACAGATTCTTCCTCAGGAATCCATCCACACCGGCAGTTACAGTCCTCCTCGCAGTCTTTGCAGCACCTGACTCCGCCATATTCACAGCAAACGCAGTTTCCGGACTTACTCCATCCTGTGATACAGGTTTTAGGCCAGGAATATTCTTCCGTATTTTCCGCCTTTTCCTGTGTTCCATCCTCCTCTTCCTGAAGCGGTTCGACTTGGGTAGTCTTGCGGAGTGCTTTCCAGTGTTTCCAACAGGCAGCGCATTCCTTTCTTCCTTCTTCCTGGTCTTTCTCATTGGTTCCCCAGTTTTGCCGGATGCAGGAAGAAATTCCAGGAGGGCAACCGTTTTCCTGCTGCCTGTCGGCAGCCTGTTCTTCATTCAGATCCTCCTCCGCCAAGTCTTCCGTAGCGAGAATAAAGCTTCCGGATGCTTTAACCTCTGGAAGGAAGGCAATTTTCTCCGGTTCCTGTTCTTCCTCCGGATCATCCAGAAAATCGGTTATATCCATTTGGCCAGGCAGCTGCTCCTCTTCCGGTTGTGACGTCACAACTTTTTTAGCTTCCCGTTTCAGCTCCCGGATCTCCCTCACCGGCATATCTGCCGTCACCTGTTCTCTCATTTCTGCCGACATAGAAAGCATTTCTATTAGACCGTTAGCCGAATACTCTTGATACCGTTCCTGCAGTCTTGGAACCTGCTCCGGCCCAGCAAGTTCTCCGAACTGCTCATAGACCCGGATGCAGTTGGAGGCCCAGCTTTTATCCTTGTGGTAGCACAGCTCCATAAAATCATCGAAACTCTCATACCCTTCCGGTTCCCAGAGCCGGTCTCTCCGGATGGCCTGCAGAGCGTAGCCCGCTGATACAATTCCGTTTTTTACATCCTGGATGGCCCGATCCGCCAGCTCCTTGGCCTGATTAAAAGTCAGGCTGCTTTGTATCTCATCCATGTATGACCTCCTCAATTCTTTCTCTTACCCACCGTGTATCGTGTTTTCTGTCTGCAATCTCTTCCGCCGCCAGGGCCGGAGAAAAATAGCAGCCAATGGACGCGTAGCCTCCCGGCGTTCCCTGAAGGATCTGGAACCGGCCGGCTGTCTCCTTTTCCACGTAGTATCTCCCATAAATGTGTTTCATGTTATTTCTCCCATTCTCCCAGCGTCTGAATTCCTGGACGGCTGCACCGCACTACGTCCGCCCAGGTATAGGCCTGTCCATTATCAAACAGGCAGATATGCGGGTATCTGGCGTCCGTTACCTTCGTCCGTCTTCTGATTCCCTCTTCGTCCCGGTAATGATAGACAGCTCCCGGCTTTATTTTCCTCCGGAGTGCTTCTATTTCCCTATCGGTGATGGCGGCCCTGCAGGCTGCCTGTTTCAGCCGTTTCTTATAGCTTTCTGTTTCCTCGGTTCGGATGGTGTATAGATATTCATTTCCAGCCTTGCTGACGCATTCAATGGCATTTTTAATCCGCAGATTTTCAAATTGCAGCCGGACTTCTTTGTAAGGCAGGCCAAGGATTTTCGTCACCTGCTTGACGGTCATAGGACTTCCCACCTGTCTGAGACAGTCCAGAATTTTCTCCTGTTTTTCAGCCGACCGCTTCTGTATCTCCTGTTTTGTCATCTCGATTCTCCAATCCTAATAAATCCTCTTTCCAGTTTTCACAGGTCTTTTCCATGCATTCCTCCTATTTACTTAACACTTCTCGTAAAAAATCATCTCGATACTGGTCTGCCAGGCGGTCCCGGATGGAGACCTCCGGAAGTAAAATCGGAATGCTGGTCCCGTAGATGCGGGACTGGATCCGGTCGTCTCCGGAAGCCCGCTCCATTGGCAGGTTGGAGGTGTAGATAGTAGGCAGTATATTCCGGTACCGCTCATCAATGAGGGAAAACAGGGCGTTATTGATCCATTCCTGACGCTCCGTCTGAACCCCCATGTCATCCAGTATCAAAAGGCTGCACTCTTTAAGGCTTCGCTTCTGCTCCTCCGCCGCCTCAGAGACTCCCTCACCTTTTTTCTTCACCAGGTCAATATAATCAAGGACCTGAATAAATTTAACAACCGCGTTGTAGCGCTCCATCACCTCGTTGGCCAGACAGCAGGCCAGGAGTGTTTTTCCGCTACCCTTCGTCTGGGAGCAGATATAGAGTCCACGGCCGGAACGGCGAAACTCCTCGTATCTGGCCACAAACGAGTTAGCAATCTTTTTTATCATCTCGGTCTCATCACCGTAATAGTCCCACTTAAAATCATTCCCCCGCTTATACACGTACTCCACCGGAATTCCGGATCGGGTACGTCTCACTTCCGCAAAACTGGTGTGGTCGTCATACCAGTAGGGCTGCGTAATGCCGTAACCGGGGATATCATAGACGACTTCCCAGCCGGCGGTCTTGCCATACTCATATCGGTTTACGCTTACTACCACCGCATCAAGCTCGGTACATGCTGTAGTAATCACGGTGTGATCCCCAGGCTTTAGATTCATTTGCATCCTTTGTACCTCCTCCCTGCCGGCCCGGTCTCTGCCGCGCCTGTAAGATCAATGTCTCAAATTTCTCTCTGAGTTTTGCTGTGGATCGGATGTTGGTTTTCCAAAACGGATCGGTAATCGCATACTGCAGCGCTTCTGTGATGTCTGCTTCGGTCCGTTTATCCAGCCGTCTCATCCTCTCCACATGGCCTGCCCACTTTTCTATCTCCGTTTCTGTCTCTGGAACCTTAGCTCCCGGCAGCTGGCTTTTAACTGCCCGGATGAGTTTTTTTGTACAATCAAAATCAAACGGAGTCAGGTCCGTCGTCCGGGCCGGAACGGGACCGGCGACTCTTCTATTATTTCCTTTACTTTCCTTTACTTTCCTTTGTTCGTTTCTGTCGTCATTTTTGTCGTTTCTGTCGTCATTTTTGTCCAAAATGGTGACATTTCCCTTAATTTCGGCATCACTTAATAAAAGGTACGCTTTTTCCATCTCCACTTTTTTGCGTTTATAGGTAATTTCCAGGTACCGCTTCTGGATTCCCCTGGAAGTCAAAATCCCATATTTATCAAAAAGTGTCTGGTCAAAGATACCCCGCCTGACAGAAGCCGCCACAATGCTGGCTATTAAATTGTTCGCCCCGCTGCAGGAAAGAACCTGTCTCGCAAACAGAAGGGCGATGTCCTCATTCCATTCACAATAATAACCATGCTCTCCATAAATCCGCTGGAGCAGCTTGACGATTACTGCAAACCCTTTTAATCCAAATTCTGCTTCTATCAGTTCAAATTTTTCATCGAGCCGGCAATTAAGGGGGAAATACTCTATTCCCTCTTTTGCCATATGTCCCTCTTTTCCTGCCTGGACGGCCGGCTGCTGCCAGCTTCTCTCTATCAGGCCTGTCCCATCTACAAATCAGTGTTCCCGCCGAACGAAAGGCTTACGTCTCGCAGACGGAAGGAACGAATTCATTCGCTGCCGCAATCCGAAAACGGCGACAGAAAATGGGTAGATGGCGGCTCTGACAGGGAAACTGACACCGGCCTCATCCGGCCTGTTATCCAATCACTACCACATCAGCAGATATTTCTTCTGGGAGGTCTTTCAGCACGTTTGAGATGTACTCTTTTAACTGATTGATTGCTTTTAATCTCCAGAGGCCTCCCTCTGCTTCCACCAATTTAAAGGCAGGAGCTCCGTTCTGCTCGCCGATGCGGAACACGAACTGACTCTCTGGCTGCTCCACCTCCTGGAACGTCCGAAACGGAATCAGTGTTACCGGGTTTGGTACAAGAACCGGCGCCTTACTCGCCACGCCTACATTCATGGTGGCCGACTGGGAAATCCCGTCATCTGCATAGGCCTGCTCATTCCTACTGACAATGTTTCCGGACAGCTTCATTACCAGCTCCAGGTCCTCGTTTTTGACAAAATTGGACTGCAGGGCAATCATAAAACTTTCCTGGTCATACCACTGGTTAAACCGGAAGCAGGATACCTCTGCCTCCGACTCAAAGAGCGTCTCTCTGGTCCGCTCCTTGTCCAGCTGAGACATCAGACGGACAGTCATCGGGTCTACGATATGTACAATCATCCGGCTGCCAAGCGGAAACTCCTCCGCACAGTTTTCAATGTAGTCTAACAATGCTGTCAGGGTGTGGGCTGCTACTGCGCGGGCCTTGGGAGCAACATCGTAGCGCTCCATGCGCTTGTTCACATAGGTCTTTCCGCAAATTTCCATCACTCTGGGAATCTCCGCTCTTTTAACCAGACTCTCCAGATACTCCATCACATCTCTTGATTCTTCCATCCGCTTCTCCTTTCTATTTCTTTGCCCTTAAATCAATCGGGGGCTGTTCATAAATTTCTCCGGTATCCGGATCATAATCTCTTACTTCTTCCGCTTCCACAACCACCGGCCGGCTGATTTCTCCCGGCTCCTGCATCGACACCTGGCCGGTGCGGATGTCCTGGCCAATTAACAGTGTCGTCTCCACCTTGGCCGGACCTGCCAACTTTGGAACCACTTTAAATCCCAGGCCCACTGTTCCATCCCCGCGGGGCTTAAAACTTAACGTCACTGTAATTCCGCGGGAGGCTGCCGGATCCATGTTGGGATCCATGATATTTCTGCCTACCAGACGGATAGCCTGGCGGAACTGAGCATTCAGCTCCCCCCCTGCCAGGGTGTCAAATTCTGCATTTCTTCCCATCATATTCCTTTCTGCCAGAATCTCCGGCGAATCACCAACGGCATTCTGAAAAATATTTGTGATATATAATTGAAATTCATTGGCCACCACTAAAGGTATGATTTCCCGAATTCCCTCCGGAAGTCTTCCCTGGTTCCAATATGCTCCTCATAGTAGGCCTGCGCGTACCGCTTCCAGGATTCGTCAAATTTCTGATCCATGTGGATGCTGTATGGCTGCATATTGTGCCAGTCCGGCCGGAGAGGAATCACAAAATGATATTTCTCCGACAACTCCCTGTAAGGTTTTCCATTAAATACATGGTGGATCTCTACCCTGGAACTGCCTGTAACTACGCAATGTTCCATATCGTCCACCAATACGCTCTTTTTTATCATCTCCAGCTCCTCTTAAGTCTGTTAAGTTCCGCTTCTGATATTGTGTCGATTCCCTGCTCCCGGCATTCTGAAATAATGCCATCCAGAAACCGGGACATCTCTGCACTGTCATACTGACTGCTCCCTTTGATTGACTCGTAAGCTACGTAGCGCTCTCCATCCTGCCACACGACCCCTATCGGCCGACAGGCAGCGCCGAACTTAGCCGGATCTATCTCTACTTTGGCCAGGAAGTGCTTCGGGTTCCCGCTCTCATCCAGCTCTGCCTCTCCGTAGCGGGATAACATCTCCTGATACATCTCGTTCTTTGTCCACGCCTGCTCTTTGGTGGACATTGTAGCTGCCAGTCTTGATATCAGTCCCCAGGCATAGGCATTTGCGTTTAGACTTCTGGGAGGACGGTAGGGTTTTAATGTAACCGCAAGACGCTTTCCGTGGACTGCGTCCGCCTGTGCGAGCACCGGATCGTCGGTTTCAATCACTATGACCTGTTTCCCACCAGGCTCCCGGAAGCAGGTTCTGAGTCTTCCAATACACTGCATTTCTTTTCTCCGTATATAACTTGCATTTCCTTTTACTTTGGTTTACAATTTACTTGATAATATTTTTCTCGTGGGCCTGTCCGGCGGCAACCGGCGGGCCTTTCTACTTTGTTGCACATAGCTGCTGCTTCATCTGTCTAATAGCTTCATTCAGCTCATCTGTGCAATGGGTATGTATCCAAAGTTCTTTGGAAGCGCCAATTCCTGTCTTCCATCCTTCGTCATAAACCTGTACAGATAAAATCCCGCAATGCCCCGAAAAATTAAAAAAGGCTGTCGGCTTGTTCCCTGTTTTCTCCTGTTCTCGCGGCATTGTGGAGTTAATATCCAACGTCAGGTCTAACAGCTCATGGATTTTATCCCTTCTTCTTTTTTTCGCCTTCTTTTCGATTCTTTTTTTCATGATATCTCCTTTCAAAATCTTTGCACGGGTACAGGCGGCTGGCTTCCATACACCAGAACCAGCCACGGCAGTCCTGACAGGTTGTGTCTTCTGTCCGCTTCCCCATTATTTTGTTACTACAGCTTCAGCCCCCTGAACAGTTACCCATCCATGTTTTAATCTGGCCTCCGCCTCTTTCATCTGGATCAACTCTGGTGTAATAGACTGATTTAACAGCTGGTTTGCTTCTGCCTCTGCCTGTGCTTTAATCTTGGTCTGCTCCGCCTCCGCTTCTGCATTAATTCTTTTTACCTCTGCCTCCGCCTGAGCCTGAGCCTTATTGGCTTCTCCCTGGGCAACTGCTGTCTGCTTGTCCAGTTCTGCCTTTTCTGCGTCCTGCTTCGCCTGCTCTTTCGCCTGAATTTTTGCCTGAAGCGTCTCGTCCAGCTGAACATCGATGATCAGCGCAGAGGAAACATGGATTCCATATTCATCATTCAATTTTCCGTCCAAATACTCTGTAACTGCCTTGCTTACCTCTGCCCTCTTATCGCTGTAAATGTCCATCACGGAAAACTGTGGTGTCACTTCTTTTATGTAGGCTACAATGGAATTCTGCACTCTGCTGTCTACAATGGCCTCCCCATCCATACCATTAAACCTTGCATAGAGGTCTGTCACTCGCTCCGGAATGAAGTTATAGTTGACTGTCAGATTCATTTTTACCATTCCGCCATCTGCCGGAGCATCCACATGCCAGTCTGCGTGTTCCTTTTCGTTATAATCTTCTGGGTTGTTACTCAGAACCAGCTGCTGCTGTGAAATGGGGTAATTTTTTACCCGTGTAAGAGGGCCTACAAAATGCCACCCTGAATCCAGTGTTCCCTCTACTCCGTTCTTCGCAGTCCAGACAACTCCGACCTCTCCCTGCCCTACATGCTCGATTGATTTAACGGTATATGCGCCTCCTGCTACCGCTACAGCTGCTACTAAACCTACAACCAGTCCCTTATTCATTTTCCTTTTCCTCCTGATTGAATTTTCTTTCGTTTCGCCTGATTGATAAAAATACCTTGCTGGCAGCCCAGACAACTCCAAGCGCTGCCACTGAAATCACCAGCATGCTAATTAAAAAAATCAGCCACATCCTTATCACCTCCTGTTACAGCCACCCAGCCACATGCAAGATGGCCAGGAACGCTCCAAAGAAACCGGCGGCCAAAATCTCCGTAAACAACAGAGCTTTGTTTAAAAACTCTACCTCATCTTTTAACTCTGCATTTTTTCTACGCTCTGCCCGAAGCGGATGCTCCGTAGCTACATGTCTTCATTCCATTCTCCTCCACACACCTTTCTGCAGATCTCCTCACTTACCTCGCCCGAGCTGGTTAATATCAGATACATCGCTCTCGCGCCCTCGTACCGAACCAGGGCCCGGACAAACAGCGGAGCTGTCGACTTATCGGCTCTCCACTTTGCGTGGAGCTGGTCTTTTTCCGCTTTTAGTGATTTCAGATACCGTTCTGCCCGTTCCGGGTTGGCTCCGGTGATAAATGGTTCCTCCTTCCGAATGGCCGGAGCCGGAATGACCGGAATTCTGAAAAATCCCCTTAAAAACACACTTTTTCCTCCTGCATGGTTTTATTTCGCAGATCCAAGAGTTTCAGAATCAGTTCCCCGGAACGGTTCCAGGGCTCTTTCTTTAAATAGAGGACTGTTCTGACGCTTACTCCCAGATAGTTTGCAATATCCTTATCTGTCCAGCCCTTACGGGCCTTAATCTCGTTAATCCAGTCTTTTGGCCAAAACCACCAATCTGGTGGCCTAAGTACCTGCCTTGCCATAGTTTTTCCTCCTGCAGTCATTGCTTAACTCTTGATTTTTACTACAGAAAATTGTCCAACTACATCTATAGTACGTTGTAATATAAGCTTCGCCTCGTCAACGCTCAGCTCTTCTTCAGCGAACTTGTTTAAAATCTCTTGGACAAGCTCGCTGACTTTCTCCCTGGGGAAAATTTCTCCATTTTCCATTGCATAGTCATGATTTTCCAAAAACATGCTTCTCACCTCCCTACTTCAACAGCTCCTCAATAGTCACTCCCAGGTAATCAGCTACCTTCTGGACTTTTCGGATCCCCGGCTCACTTTCGTTCCATTTACTCACGCTGCGATTAGAAAAACCAAGTTCTTTTTCCAATCTCCAAATAGATATTCCTTTTTCATCGCAGATACGTTTTACGTTATCAAAAAGCACCCTTTATTCTCCTTTCTTACATCCTTAAACAAGAAAATATTCTCCTTTATATATTGACAATACAGAGAAAATATTCTATTATATCAATAGGCAATATGAATATATTCTCATACCAGTCTTTTAAATTTGGCGATTATCGGCTGTTTTGTATTTGTCACGAGATTTTTTTCTCCTTACGTCCTTTACTATACGAGAATATTTTCTTTTTGTCAATAGTTTTTCGAGATTTTTTTCTCGTACATAGAAAGGAGTTCTACTATGACTCTTAAAGACCGGGTCAAAAACCTCGCTCAGGAACGAGGAATTAGTCTTCCTGCATTAGAATCTGAGCTAGGTTTCGGAAACAGCACTATTGTGAAATGGGATAAATCAACACCTAATGCTGATAAGCTGAACGCTGTTGCAAAATATTTTGGTGTTACTATGGACTATCTGTTAAATGGTACTAACGACACTGAACTAACGGAAAAGGACGAACGCGATATCGCAAAAGATCTGGATCGAATCATGGGAGAGATTCAGAAGGGCGATGATGGCCCATTGTATTACAATGGCGCAGAAATCGACCGGGCATCCTTAAGCCTGCTCCAGAACGCGATTGAATACGCCCTCCGGGAAACTAAGAAAGAGAATAAAGAAAAATATAATCCGCACAAAAATAAAAAGTAGGTGTTGAGATTTGGAAATCATAGAGCATAAAATCCGGAGATTGATACGCTATTACGTGCGCCTGACAGGGACACGGGATCCGGTTGCTATCGCAAGAGCCGCAGGTATTCCGATTGTAATCCTTCCTCTGGGAGAGATTGCCGGAACCTATATGCTCCTAAAAAGAAAGCGGTGGATTTTTATAAATGAAAATATCCCTACCGACAGTCCGCTTTTCCGTGTTGTGGTGGCTCACGAACTGGGGCATGCTCTGCTCCACAGGAAAGAGAATTGTGCCTTTTTAAATCATAAAACATTACTCTTAACAACCGGAATCGAGCGAGAAGCAAATCAGTTTGCGGCCGAATTGCTTATCGATGAGGAGATGCTGGAAGAATATGCCGGGTACACTCAGGATGACTTCTGCCGATGTACTGGATATCCGAAAGAATTGATTGAATTGAGATTAAAGTAATGTTGCAGGGGGACTATTTAATGGGTGTTGAAAATCTTAAAAAATATACTTATTCATTTTTATTCGGTTCTGAAATCGAAATTACTGAAAAAATGGAGTCTGGTTTGATTGATGGGGAATCTGTAGTAGCTGCATACCGCACAGATGATACTCTCGGCCTCTTTACTACCAAAAGAATTTTATATAAAGGACGTCTATTTGATCAGCGAACTCCTCTTTTCGGAGAAGAAATTAATATCTTTACAATTCCATACAGTTCGATTGATATATTTTCGTCTGAATTTTCAGATACTACTCTTTTTAATGCCTTCAGGCATCTTAACATCTGGACAAAGGGCGGACAGGAAATTAGTATTTTATTTAATAAACATGTAAATATGAAAAAAGTTCGCCAAGCATTAGCTCAGGGCATTTTATAAATGCACTTTCTTTTACTATAAATCAAAGGAGAGAGTACTGATGAAAACTGAAAAAAGTTCAGGTATGTATCTAAGAAAACGACGGGCAGAAAAATATATTTGGGGAATAATGTTTTCGTTATTTATAGCATTTTCCTCACTTGTATATGCAACGACCTTTATTGGCATTATTCCATTTTTTATATCTGTTTTTATTTCTTCTTACTTACTATGTGCCCTTTTAGATAAAGTAAAACAAATAAAAAAAGAAATGGATATTTCGGAAGAGGCCACATACTTTTGTAAAAAAGAATTATTTGAATTAAAAATATATATCTTTTTAGCATCCATCATATTGTGTCTGGCTTGTTTTTACGTTTGGAATGCAAAGCAAGACGAAAAACAGGAACAGCCTCTCATGCAATCAGATTTAGGTGAATCGACAGTGCCAGAGGAGGAGCTTGTGACAGAGATGCCCTCAGAGTCTTCTCTGTTTACTTCGACGCTTACAGCTGGACACTATACCGTGGGCACTGACATTCCATCCGGAACTTACGATTTCTTTGCAAAATCTGGTTTCGGAAACATCATGTCAGATTCAATGGCTATAAATGCTATTTTCGAGCGTGATACTATAATCGGAGAAGACTCCCCTGAATTTACTGATAAAAACATCAACAATGTTTCTCTTTTTGATGGGGATATTCTTACTGTCACAGGAACCTTAGAGGTATCCGCTGGAACGGAAGACGCTGGTGAAGTTACGCCCAGAGAGCAGGAATTAGATGAGATAGAACTTGAATATGGAATCTTTACAGCCGGAGATGACTTCCCACCTGGAACTTATAATGTCATCTGGGAAGAGGGATTCGGCAATGTTCAAACAGACCCATACGATGTTTTCGGTGGAATTAACGAAATTTTCGGTGCTAAATTTGGCGAAAGCGGTTCACTAACTGACGAAATAAACCAACAAGTTTTTGGAGATGATACTGAAAACTACATTGATTTTTCGGATGTGTCTTCCGACACAAACGACATCACGCTCATAACGGAATTTAAAAATGCCACATTTAAAGAAAACGACCTTTTGAAAATCGAAGATTTAAAAGTAAAACTAGTTCCGAGTCTTTAATAGAAATATAATTTACCTTGACAATATAATATGCTTACCCAGGGAACCGAAGGGGCGATACCTCCAGCTTCCGGACTTTTTTAGAAAGGAGCTGGTGAATATGGTTACATATAGCGATCTATTCGCTTTTGTGAGCATGATTTGTTCCATCGTTACTCTTGTTGTTACTCTCAATGAACACAAAAAGTAGCGCCCCTGTCCTGGTAAGATAAGGCGCTACTTTTAGCAAATTACTCTCGCCGGCGGCTGGACTTCACCCAGCTTTCGGTTCTCTTGTTAAGTATATTATATGTCATAGAAATTTATTTGTCAAATACGAAAAATCGGCCTCCCTGTTGGCGCAGGAAAGCCGAGTACTGCTTTTCTGGACAGATAAGCGCCCGAAGAAAAACATAATATATCACACAAATATATTGTATCATCTTCGGGAAGCAGCCGCAATCAGAACTTTTGTTCAGACTGGCTGTTATTTTTGACCCATTTATACACCAGGCTCCGCGAATAGAGAGCCAGAAAGGAATACTATGGAGAAGAAAAAACCGAAGAAAAAGAAAAATGCCTTGCCATCTGGAAGTTACCGGGTGCAAGTGCTGGACTATGTGGATGCTGACGGAAAGAGACATTACAGGAGCTTTACCGCGCCCAGTAAAAAAGAAGCACAGATGTTGGCTGAGGAATGGAAGCTAAATAAGAAAAAAGGCATTAAAGAACCTGTTGATTTGACGGTTTCCGAAGCAGTGGAACGGTATCTGAACGCAAAGGAGGGCGTTTTAAGCCCTTCGACTATGAAAGCTTATACTTCTATCAGGTTATCACATTTAAGCGGGAAATTAGGCGATATGAGCCTTAGAAAACTGGATAATACAAGTATCCAGGTATGGGTATCTGATCTAACTAAAAGTGGTCTATCTCCCAAAACAATCAGGAATATCTATGGTCTCCTGAATGCCTCTTTAGATATGTTTGCACCAGAACTGCATCTAAAAGTGCAGATGCCAGCTAAGCGAAAGCCAGAACTCTATTGTCCTAGTGACGAGGATATAAAAAAGCTGCTCGAAAATATTCAGGGAACCGAGTTGGAACTCGCTGTCCTTCTGGCAGCGTTCGGCCCGCTCAGACGCGGTGAAATATGCGCACTGACGTCTTCGGATATTAGCGGATGTTCCATAACAGTCAGTAAATCAATGGTACAAGGGCCAGACCGCATATGGTATGTAAAAGAACCAAAAACCTATGGGAGCTACCGTACTGTAATCTTTCCCGAATTTGTAATTGAAAAGCTCTCCGGGATAAAAGGAAGGATAATTAAAAAAACTCCAGAGCAAATAAGTAATAGCTTTAAGCATGCTGTCATTCGTTCCGGACTTCCTCATTTCCGTTTTCATGACCTACGACACTACGCAGCCAGCGTAATGCACGCAATCGGTGTTCCGGATCAATATATTCTACAGCGCGGCGGATGGGCCTCTGACAATATCATGAAATCAGTGTATCGGAATACCATTGACCTGGAAACAGTGCGACAGACGAAGAGAATCAACCGGCATTTCGAGAAGATAAAAAATGTGTGATTTTCGTGTTGCATTCGTGTTGCATAAGTTACGAAAAATAGCTACTTTATAGTGCAATAATACTTCACTGTAAACACACGAAAACCCTTGTAAACAAAGGAAAAATCCAACATTTACAAGGGTTTTAAAAGAACGGAGACGGTGGGATTCGAACCCACGTGCCGGGATGAACCGACAAACGCATTTCGAGTGCGCCGCGTTACGGCCTCTTCGCTACGTCTCCTGATGTGGCCGCCTGTTCTTCCAGGCGGCACTTTTTCTATTATACTAGACTTTTCTTCGTTTGTCACCTGGTTTTGGACAATTATTTATCTATCAAATATATGACTCAGATATATTTCTCAATATATTTTAGATATACATTTTGTCCACCAGGCCGCCTGCCATTCTC